CCCACTTAGCCTTAGCCGCGTGGAAAGTGCATCTAGCGATGTCGATGGTAAAGTGATGAAAAGGGAGTTCATATCCCTAATCACTCACTTAATCTCGGCCGTAAATGGTAATTCCTCACAAGAAATTGTTTGGGATTATCAATACAAGAATATTTTCAGTTCGAGGATTGGGAAGGGTAAAACCCGACTCAAACATCTTACTGTTCAAAGTCAGATCAATTTCTTGGCCAAAAACACATATTGGTACAAGAGATTGAAAGACAATACGAAAACTTTTATTCCACCCCTACTCAAGAGGAAGGGCGGTTTATTAAAGTTGAAAGAAATTCTTCATGTATCCGATGGAGTAGTGTCATCACTTATCCTAGGAGTACCTGAAGTAATCAAAGATGAAAGCGAACTGGGAAGCTATTACACCTTCACAGATCGGGTACATCATGAAATAATCTCGAATTGTTTATTCAACTACGACAAAGTCTTAGGAGATATAAAACAATTCAGAAAAGAATTGAAGAAGTGTATGTTTGAGAATCGAAAGATGTCAAAGACACACAACTTCGTAAGAGATCATTCTTGGATGTCTAAGGTCATTGATTTTATGAACCGAAGATGTCAAAGAACATCGAAAGAGAAAATGTTCCGAGTTGCTGTCCTAACTCAATCCCGTGCAACGGGTTTGGGAGGGCCTCAAACGAAACAAAAAGCTTTACAGAAGTTTTATGATTACGTCACAGAAGTGCGTGATTATAATCCGACTGAAGAATTAAATCAAGCTATTGATCAAATCACAAGTGAGATGGTCAATAAGTTTGAAACTCGAAATCCTCATTTTAGGAGTTCCATCAGCACAAGTGCTTGTAGGGAATCCTCAAAGAAGAAAGAAGGTAAATTTGGCTTCTTGAAATACTTAGTAGATCAAGGAGTCATTGAACCACCACAATACACAACCCCAGAGGAAGCAATTTCTTGGGGAAGTGATTTGTGGAATATTAGTTATGAGAAATGCAGAGACGACCCGAAAACTCGGTATGTCAATGTATCCTCAATAAGAGAAAATGGAAAAGTTCGTGTAGTAACCTCAGGGAGCTTCTACAAGGACTACTTCCTTCAGCCTTTCTCGCACATATCAATTGAAATGGCGAAATTGGCTGTACAAGATTTAACTGACGCATTTCGTGCCCGAAGACTCGGATACCAATTTGTCAGTAGATTAGATACTGCCGACTCATTATGGGTAGGGAAACCTTACCAAAATGTTCGGCGAATATTGAAAGCGCCGTCGGATCAGGTGTTTGTACAATCATATGATTGGGAAACATCAACTGATACGCCGACGCATAAGAAAGGACGTCAAGTCATAGGATCCTTATTAAGGAAAATGGGACTCGACGAAAATATTCTTTCGGTAGTTCTTGACACCTGGTGTGGTGAAAAGCAACTATACGAAAATAATAAATTCAAAGGTGTTCTAGTCAATGGTCAACCAATGGGAGACCCATTAACTAAAACCGATTTATCTTTGACTCATTCGATAGCTAGTAGATACGCGCTAATCAAATTAGTCAATAAATACGGTACAATTGATCTTGCTTACGTCAACGCTGGAAACGGCGACGACGGCATAATCATTGCCGTAGGAAATCATGCACCAGAATTTCTGGACCTCCATAGGGAGGGTTCAGAGATGCTGGGTTATGTTTATTCAGAAGCAGATACATTCCGAACCCATGGGTGGGGAACGTACTGCGAAGAAATTTTCCGAATTCCGACCGATCCTGACAACTGTATCAGGAAAGTGACGAAATTAAGGAATAGTGAAACTTCTCCATACTTAGATTTTCCTAAAATCAGGTTAATCTTAGATACGAAGAAAGATCGAATCGATTTCTCATCCGATCCCCAGGGTAAGTATACTTTACTGGGTACCGAATCAGAATATATGAGAAAAGATGGAACACTAGCGATGAATAATATCTATAGTGTTGCATCTGCAATGCAAGACGTCTGTTTGGGTCTCAACGACTTCAACGGATTAGTCTATCTTCATAAGAATATCTTTGGAGTAGGTAAAATGACCCCATTTTGGGAGCCAGAGTCCTATTACAGAGCTATTCGTAGTACTAAACGATCAATATCAAGAGTCTATATCGAGATATTGAACGAATATATAACTAATGATTTCGTGCTACTGAATGCCAAAGGATCAGTAGCAAGAGATCAAAAACATTTTGATAGTCAGAAGATTCTCGAGAACTTTGAAATTCCAGAGGATCATCCGATTAAACAACAAATACTTCTTAAGAAAACCGACTGGAGAAAATTTCCAATTGGGGTCCTAGAGAAGTTAATATCTGCGCGCAAATTAGTACCTGAAAAGGAAATAGTTAGCGCTTATCTTTTTATCGAACGATTCACTAACTTGGAACAAGGTCTCAAGAAAGTGGATTTATTCGAAAGAATAAAGACAATGAAAGAAATCCCCGAAAGAACATCTGACGAGGAAATCAAAATTGTCAAAAGATTTATTGAAATATTCAAAGGCCAACCATACACTCTTGCGTATAGGTGTCCCGAGAATATATATAGTATCGAGACCTATGAGGACCTAAAAGAATGGGACCCTCTTAAAGTCAAGATTAAAGATTTCTCATACCCTTCCGATCGAACCTATAAACGGAAGAAAGAAAGGGCATTGAGTTTATACGATGAACGGATAATGGAATTGGAAAATTGGTTTTATGAAAACCTAACCAACATATTAGCCGGACAAAGATTTAAACCGCCACCCCGTGAAGTATTGGATGATGATCATCTGATAGTCCAAGAGATAGCGTGTGATAAAGAAAATCTTCTTCATGTCATCGTTTCAGATGATAAAAAGTTGATTAGAAAATGTCAAAACATATTTACACCTCATACATACCGAAAGGTTGTACTAGGTATAGATACGAAGACAGTAGAGAGATATTTCCCTGAATTGAACTTCATGTTCATTCAGATGGGATTGGCTGACGTCACGACGTTCACCGATACCGTTGGAAAATTATTCGATTGCGACACTGATAAAATTGATGTTCAATTCGATCAGGGAAGCTTAGAAATAACTCAAACCTATAACTTCAAATCCAAAGTAACACGATGGGATGAAGATTTAGATAGAGATTTAGCACTCGAATTATATCAACAGGAAGAAGAAATTCAACCTGGAGAAATAAAAGGAGAAGAATTACGAAGATTGTTCACAGTCCCACGGGAATATGGACATTCTTGGTCAGTAAGAAGAGCTATTAGTAAGATCAAAGATCAAACCGATAGTTCAGAATTAGGTCATTGATCCGGTCTCATGAAGACGGGATTGAACCTTATTTCGCTGGATCCGTGCATTAAACCGCGGCGACGTCCTAAGTTCCGAAGAACGAACGCCAACCGTTTGCCGG